CAACAAGAATCTGGAACCGGATACCAATGAGCAGCTTCCTTTGATGAAGAAATGCAAGAATCGGATTGCTTGTTTTGAGGATCAGCTTGCATGGGGATGGCTGAGAAATGCAACAAAAGAGGAGTTTTCTTCGGCTTATTTCGCTGGTGTGGACCTCGATGGCTTTACGGACTGCTACTACGCTTCGGACTCTTGTGGAGTTCGTCCGGAATTCTGGTTGGTTAAGCAGGAATCCAGGGGCCCTGTGCCCCGTGAAAACAAAGTGTCTTATAAGACTCTTAAAGGATGGAATCCAAAGAATAAGGTAACAAAAGAGTCCTTACAGGAAGAGATTTCTGAGAAAGAAAACGAGATTAAGCTTCTCAAACAGGAGATCAAAAATCTGGAAGAGAAAGAGATGTTTGCAAAAGCTGCTTCTGGGATGAAGAACCTGAAGGATCGCTTTGTAGAAGCCGGCTTTACCGAAGATGAAGCGTTTCACATGGTTCTTGAGTTATCCAAAACAGCTTTAGGAATTGGAGGAAGGAAGTAATGAAAAAAGAAATAGCCAAGAGCTTTTTGTCACTGAAAACAGCGATTAAAAAGCATAGTCCGGAGATTCTTACCGGAATTGGTATTGCAGGAATGATTACAACCACGGTTATGGCTGTACGAGCAACGCCTAAGGCGCTGATTCTCATTGAAGAGAGAAAAGAGGAAATCGGAGCCGAAAAGCTTGAAGCGATGGATATGGTGAAAACAACATGGGCGTGTTATATTCCGGCAGCGATTACAGGCACACTCTCTGTTGCCTGCCTGATTGGAGCCAGCTCAGTGAATGCTCGGAGAAATGCCGCACTTGCAACAGCATATACCTTATCCGAATCTGCACTCAAAGACTATCAGGGAAAAGTCATTGAGATGTTTGGGGAGAAGAAGAATGAGGCTGTGAAAGATGCCGTTGCTAAGGATAAGGTTGAAAAGAATCCAGTGGTAACAAGAGAGGTAATCATTACAGAAAAGGGGAACACACTCTGCTATGATGCAATTTCCGGAAGATATTTCAAAAGCGATATTGAGAAGATCAAAAAAGCAGAGTGCGAACTGAATCGGCAGATGCTGGATGATATGTATGTATCTCTGAATGACTTCTACTACGAAATCGGCCTGGACAGTGTAAAACTTGGGGATGAGCTTGGATGGAATGTCGATAGTGGATATATTGATTTATCATTCAGCTCTCAGTTAGCCAGCGATGGAACCCCGTGTCTGGTAATTGATTATAGTGTAGCTCCACGATATGATTACCGGAATCTGTTATAAACGCGCGAAAAATACAGCGGCTTTAATGAAAGAAGAATCACACATTTTCAAGAGTTGAAAGGAGAATAAACATGGAAACCAATGAAATCATGAACAACGAAGAGGTTATGGAGGCAACTACTGAGGAAGTCGTTAAAGCGAGTTCCGGAAAAGGGTTTAAGGTTGCGGCTGGTATCGGTTTAGCCGTACTTGCAGGTGTTGTAATCTACAAGTATGTGGGTAAGCCGATGATTGCTAAGATCAAAGCCCAGAAGGAGCAGCGGATTATCGACGCTGAGTGGGATGATTCTGAAGAGCCAATCGTGGAGAACGAGAAAGAGGATTCCGAAGAAGCTTAAAGAGAAAAATGTGTTTCAACACGAGGGAGAGTACCTGTAACAAGGTGCTTTCCCTTTTTTCTTTTATCCGGAGGTGACATTGATGAATTTATATTTGTATGACGGACCAGTGATGGAATTTGACAACTGCGTTGCTAATCGTTGGACTGCTTCTACACGGGCGGTCTCTGAAAAGAAGGCAAGGTCAAATCTTACCTATCAATTTAAAAAGAAGAACAATCGACTTCCGGGTACAAAGATTATATTGCCTGGAAAGATTAGTTTAGTGAGTGGAAAGGAGACAACTTAATGGAGGAATATAAGCCGAATTCCCACAAGTCAAAGGAAGAACAGAAAGACCTTGTTCCTGAAAAGCGTGTAGAAAAGGTGATTTCTGGGACGGTAAAGCCGAAGAAAAAATCAGAGATGCAGAAGTTTGCAGATGTATTCATTTCCGAAGATGTTAATAATGTGAAATCTTATATTGTCATGGATGTCCTCGTGCCGGCGATTAAAAAGGCAATTTCCGATATAGTAACCAATGGTATTGATATGATTCTTTATGGAGAGGCCGGAAAGTCGAAAAAGAATTCGACAGCGTCCAAGGTATCCTATCAGAAGTATTACGACAGCGGAAAGAAGGATTATACGGCACCGAAGAGTCGGACGAGCTATGAATATGATGAACTCTTATTTGAAACTCGTGGGGATGCTGAATCGGTATTGGACGCTATGAATGAGATTATCGCACAGTATGAGGTGGTCAGTGTTGCAGATCTTTATGATCTGGCAAACGTATCCAATGACAACTATGCTGCCAATAAATACGGATGGACTGATATTGCCGGATGCAGGGCGGTTCGGGTAAGGGACGGTTATATTTTGAAACTGCCTAAACCGATGCCGTTGTAAAAGGAGGAATGCAAGATGTATGAGTCAGAAGATAAGATGGTATCTCATCCAGATCATTATATTTCTGAAACAGGTATGGAAGTTATTGATGTGATCGAAGCCTTTACCTTCGATTTAAAAGGGATTGAGGCTACCGATACCGCAAACATTATCAAATATGCTTGCCGTTGGAAGAAGAAAAACGGAATTCAGGATTTGGAGAAAATCCTTTGGTACACACAGCATCTGATTGATCATTTAAAAAAAGTAGAAGAGGAGAATAAATAACCATGAAAAAAGCAGAGATTGTAAAGAGCATGAACGGTTTTCTTAGTAAGACCAGTTTCCAGTTAAAGAAGCATAGTCCGGAGATTCTTGTCGTTGCCGGAGTTATTGGCGTGGTTACAAGCGCAGTAATGGCGTGTAAAGCAACGACAAAGGTGGGAGAAATTCTGGATAAGACAAAGGAAGATGTCGAAGTAATTCATAAATGCGAGGAAGACGAATCTGTGAAGGGGCAGTATTCCAGTGAGGATGCCAAAAAGGATTTGGCGATTGTTTATGTCCAGACCGGAGTAAAATTCGCTAAGCTGTATGGACCTTCCGTTGTGCTCGGTGCGTTGTCGATTACCAGTATTCTGGCATCCAATAACATCCTTCGTAAGAGAAATGTGGCTCTTGGAGCAGCCTATGCAGCTATCGACAAGGGATTTAAAGAGTATCGCAGTCGTGTTATTGAACGGTTTGGCGAAGAGGTTGACCGTGAACTGAAATATAATCTTAAAGCCAAGAAGTTTGATGAAACGGTGATCGACGAGGAGACCGGAAAAGAGAAGAAAATTAAGAAGAACGGCTTTGTGGTAAGTCCGGCAGATATCAGCGGTTATGCTAGATTTTTTGAAAAGTACACGCAGGATGAAGATGGAAATTCTATTCTGAACCCTCACTGGGAAAGCAATAACGAATACAATCTGATGTTCATCAAAGCTCAGGAGCGTTACGCGAATGACTTGCTGAAAGCGAAGAAGCGTGTATTTCTGAATGAAGTTTATGAAATGCTCGGACTTCCGAGAACAAAAGCCGGCCAGATTGTTGGTTGGGTTTATAATCCGGAAAATCCCAAAGGAGATAATTACATTGACTTCGGCCTGTATTCCGATAATCTGAGTTATTCAGATTATGTCAATGGATTTGATCAGGCAATCCTTCTGGATTTCAATGTCGATGGAAACATCTGGGATTTGATGTGAGGAAAAATTTATAACTATCCCTAAGAATTACAGTAATTCTTAGGGATAGCTTTTTATTTGGGAGGAATTTATGCACAGGTTAATCAAAGTAATAACGGTTCCGATATTGTGCGGTATTGTAATAGCTTCTTCTTTCTTTATATCTGAGTTCCACTCAGATGGGGAAGACGTTGCCGCGATATCCAAAGCAATCGTTGTCGAAAAGACTGAGCCGGTTATTACGGTTTCGCAAGAGGAATCCATTCCGATTGCAGTAGAGGAAACGGAGGAATCAATAACAGAAGTAATACCTGAAATGTCCAGGGAAGATGTGGAACTGATCGCCCTTGTCACGATGGCGGAAGCCGAAGGCGAATGTGAAGAAGGAAAACGCCTTGTTATTGATACGGTACTTAACCGAGTGGATTCAGATTATTTTCCGGATACCGTATATGAGGTGATTTATCAGCCAAATCAGTTTTCATCCATGTGGAACGGACGAGTGGACAGATGTGAAGTCAGAGAGGATATTTGCGAGCTCGTCTATGAGGAATTGGAGTCGAGAACTAATTATGATGTTGTATTCTTCACGGCAGGAGAATACAGCGCATATGGTGTTCCGATGTTCCAGGTTGGGAATCATTATTTTTCAAAGTATGAATAAGGAAGGAGAATCATTATGCGTAATCTTTTAGCATTTGTGTCTTATACGTTGGCGGCAATGTCTGGCATCTGCTTTGTTGGTGGAATCGCAATTCTGTCAACAGGAAGGGAGCATTGATATGGATGGCTTGGAGAACGTAATATCGGTACTGGATTATGTTCTGGATACCAAGAGAAAAAGACATATTATGGGAGGCATTCTGTTGAGTGTCTCTTTTCTTTTTGGCGGTTTAGCAATAACCGTAATGACAATCAGAAACGAGGAGGAAGAGGATGAGCAGTAAAGGAATAGCTTTCCTTGCTTTTATTGCTGGAGCAGGGATGGGCTCTGTATGCACATGGCAACTGCTGAAACGAAAATATGAGTTGATTGCTCAGGAAGAAATTGATTCTGTGAAAGCGGCTTATGCCACAAGGGAGAGTATAGAAAAAGCCGGAAAGAGTTTCGTAGAAGGCTTTCGAGACGGATTTAAAGTAGCAGAAGACAGAACTCAGAAGGACGAGGGTGATGTGGACTTCAAAAAGTACGCATCTATCATTCAGAAAGAGGGCTATACGGATTATTCCAGGAGTGTCGAGGAAAAGAAAGGAGAGGCGTTTGTGGAAAAGCCTTATGTCATTTCACCAGAGGAATTCGGTGAATTCGAAGAATATGAAAAGATCAGCCTCACTTACTATGCAGACAAAGTTCTGGCTGATGAAAATGACGAAGAGGTAGACGATGTGGATGAAATTGTCGGCGAGGAATCCCTGAACCACTTTGGGGAATATGAGGATGACTCCGTATTTGTCCGAAACGACAGGTTAAAGTGTGATTATGAAATCCTGCTTGACCAGAGGAACTACTCGGATGTCGCAAAGACAAGGCCACATCGAGTGGAGGAGTAATGACGAAGAACGAGCTTAATGATGCATATTTTAACTGGATGTATCAGCTTGTATTTGATGGAAGATATTCAAGGAAATTGTCGTATCGGAAGCTTTTAAAAGAGCTGCATCGAATCGAATTTACATACAGCATTCCGATGGATGGGAACCGGGCGGAGGATGGAGTGGATTTAAGGTATCGGTTTGGTTATGAAAACGGATACAGCAGCTCCATGATCTCCGCCTATTTAGATAATCGGATGTGCAGTGTGTTGGAAATGATGATTGCGCTTGCGATTCGGTGTGAAGAACATATTATGGACGATCCGGACGTTGGAAACCGAACTGGACAGTGGTTCTGGAACATGATTGTCAATCTTGGCCTTGGTTCTATGAATGATTCCAAGTTTGATCGGGATTATGTTGAGGACATTGTCCAGAGATTTCTGGATCGGAAGTATAGTCGCAATGGTGACGGCGGACTGTTTACCGTAAATCACAGTCGATACGATTTGAGGTCTGTTGAAATCTGGTATCAGATGTGCTGGTACTTGGATGAAAATACTTAGAAGGAGAGATTACCATGAGCCACAGCGAAATAATGAAGTGGTTTGAATACTATTTTCCTGATTATTCAAGGAATCGGGTTGATGTATGGTTCCCAAATGGAAGGAACAGCATCCGTATCCGCCAGAAAAATGGTCAGGAATTTATATTCACTTATCATAGTCAGAAAGATTGGAGATTTGAGACAATTACCAGTTTTCTGAATGGAATGAAGGGAGGAAAAAAGTAAGATGTGTGAGGTTATGAATTATATTTTTGGCAGTCTCAGCAATTCGGAGACGGCAATCCGGTCCATTCGGAAATCCCTGAATAAACAGGCCCGCTATAACCGGAAATTAAGCACACTTGCTCTTATTATGACGGTTAATCTGGTTCTCCTGGAGCTGGACCGTGTGGAGCAGAAAAAGAGGATTGAGAAACTGGAATCGACAATAGAGGAAATGAAGCGCGATAAAGGAGAGTAAAAAATGAGATGATCGACTTTTTGATGATTTCCACACGTAGTACAAAGCGTGGTGTAATTGAAATCTATCCGAAGTTCATTATTAAGAAAAGCTCCGATCTGATGATTCGAGGTGGTGACTTCTACGCTATCTGGATTGAGGAACGAGGTTTATGGTCTACGGACGAACAAGATGCTTTGCAACTCATTGACCGTGAACTGGATAGATACGCAGAAGAAAGCCGCCAGCGCTTTGACTCTGAGATTAAAGTTCTTCACATGTGGGATGCAGAATCTGGAATGATTGATTCCTGGCATAAATATTGTCAGAAGCAAATGCGGGATTCTTTCCACATGCTGGATGACAAACTGATATTCTCCAACACAAAGACTGATAAAAAAGATTACGCCAGTAAAAAGCTGAAATATCCGCTTGAAGCTGGCGATTTGTCTGCTTACGACAAATTGATGTCTACTCTGTACTCGGAAACAGAAAGACAAAAGATAGAATGGGCGATTGGCTCCATTGTGTGCGGAGAATCAAAAAAACTGCAAAAATTCATGGTTCTTTATGGAGCTGCCGGAACCGGTAAATCCACAGTCCTCAATATCATTCAGCAGCTCTTTGAAGGATATTATTCGGTCTTTGACGCAAAAGCTCTTGGCTCATCCAGCAATTCATTCGCATTGGAGGCGTTCAAGAGCAATCCTCTTGTGGCGATTCAGCATGATGGAGATCTGTCGAGAATTGAAGACAATACCAGATTAAACAGTTTGGTATCCCATGAGTTGATGACCGTGAATGAGAAGTTTAAATCAACCTATTCCAATCGGTTCAAATGCTTTCTGTTCATGGGTACCAACAAGCCAGTGAAAATTACTGATGCAAAGTCTGGTTTAATTCGACGACTGATTGATGTGTCTCCTTCAGGGAACAAGCTGAGTCCGAAAGAATACAAAGCAACCATGAAACAGATTGAATTCGAATTGGGGGCGATTGCATGTCATTGTCAGGAAGTCTATTTGAACAATCCTGGTTTATATGACGATTATATTCCCATTGCAATGCTGGGGGCTTCCAACGATTTCTATAACTTCATCATTGATTCCTACCATGTGTTCAAACGGGAAAATGGTACAACCTTGAAGGCTGCCTGGGAGATGTATAAGACCTACTGTGACGAGGCAAAAGTAGGCTATCCATTTTCTCAGAGAGTTTTTAAGGAAGAGCTGAAGAACTATTTCCACGATTATAAAGAGAGATTTAACATGGAGGACGGTTCGAGAGTGAGAAGCTATTATATTGGATTCCGGACTGAAAAATTTGAAGAGGAAACCATTGTGGAAAAGCCGGAAGAGAAACCGTCATTATTGCAGTTTAACGCAACCAAATCCATTTTCGATCAGGTGTGCTCCGATTGTCCGGCGCAGTATGCGACCGATAAGGAGACGCCTTCTATGAAATGGGACAAGGTAAAAACGAAGCTGTCCGATTTGGACACTTCTAAAATTCATTATGTTAAAGTCCCGGAAAACCACATAGTAATCGACTTTGATATTCCGGATAAGGATGGGAACAAATCCTTCGAACGGAATGTAGAAGAAGCGAGCAAATGGCCGGCGACTTATGCAGAGCTAAGTAAAAGCGGAAAGGGGGTTCATCTTCATTATATTTACACAGGAGATGTAAAAAAACTGAGTCGTATTTATGACGACCACATTGAAGTGAAAGTGTTCACGGGTAAAAGTTCATTACGAAGAAAACTTACGAAGTGTAATGATTTGCCTATCGCAACGATTAGCTCTGGTTTACCGACGAAAGGAGAAGACAAAATGGTAAATTTTGAGGCAATTAAAAGCGAGAAAGGGCTTAGAACACTGATTAAACGAAATCTGAATAAAGAAATTCATCCGGGTACTAAGCCTAGTATCGATTTTATCTACAAAATACTGGAGGATGCATACGCCAGTGATTTAAGCTACGATGTGACAGATATGCGAAATGCGGTTTTGGCATTTGCTGCAAATAGTACGCATCAGGCTGAATATTGTATCAAGCTGGTTAATAAAATGCAGTTTAAATCGGCAGACCCTTCCACAGCGGGGAGAAACGAAGAAGCAAAGCTGGTATTTTACGACATCGAAGTATTTCCGAACCTGTTCCTTGTAAACTGGAAAATCGAGGGTGAGGGAAAACCGGTTGTCCGTATGATTAACCCGACACCGACCGAGATTGAGGAATTGATGCGATTCCGTCTGGTTGGATTCAACTGTCGGCGATACGATAACCACATTCTGTATGCGAGACTTATGGGTTATACGAATGAGCAGCTTTATAATCTCTCGCAAAAGATAATCAGTGGAAGTCCAAATTGTTTCTTTGGAGAAGCTTACAATGTTTCCTATACAGATGTGTATGACTTTGCATCTGCCGGAAATAAAAAGAGCTTGAAAAAGCTAGAGATTGAGATGGGAATCCATCATCAGGAGCTTGGTCTTCCGTGGGATCAACCGGTTCCAGAGGAAATGTGGACTAAGGTTGCCGAATATTGTGATAACGATGTAATTGCAACCGAAGCAGCATTCCACTACCTAAAGGCTGATTGGACGGCTCGACAGATTCTGGCAGATTTGGCCGGTATGACAGTGAACGATACAACCAATACACTTACCCAGAAGATCATATTTGGAAATGAACGGAAACCACAGGATCAGTTCAATTACCGAAATCTGGCGGAGCCGGTACATTACCTTGATGAAGAAACCGAATCTTTCTTGGCTGAAGCGTGTCCTGAAATGATGGCGCAAACGCATGGCGACGAAGGAAGCCTTCTTCCATATTTTCCTGGATACAAGTATGAAAATGGAAAATCGACATATCGAGGAGAAGAGGTTGGAGAAGGCGGCTATGTTTACGCGGAACCTGGTATGTATGGAAATGTGGCATTGCTGGATATTTCCTCTATGCATCCTCACAGTGCAATCGCAGAAGTTCTGTTTGGTGTGAAATTTACAAGGGCCTTTCGGGATATTGTGGAAGGACGAGTCAGCATCAAACACGAAGCCTGGGATGAAGTCAATCATATGCTGGATGGAAAGCTGACTCCGTATATCCAGAAGGTTATTGACGGAGAGATGACGGCAAAAGATTTGGCAAATGCTTTGAAGACGGCAATCAATTCGGTATATGGCCTGACTTCTGCCAACTTCGAGAATCCGTTCCGTGATCCGAGAAACAAAGATAATATTGTGGCCAAACGAGGAGCTCTGTTCATGATCAACCTCAAGCACGAGGTGCAGGAACGGGGCTTTACTGTTGCCCACATTAAGACGGATTCCATCAAGATTCCAGATGCAACACCGGAAATTATCCAGTTTGTTATGGATTATGGGAAACGGTATGGATACACCTTTGAGCACGAGGCTACATACGACCGGATGTGCCTGGTAAATGACGCTGTCTATATCGCCAAGTATAAAGACGGAAAGTGGACGGCCACAGGAACTCAGTTCCAGATTCCTTATGTCTTCAAGAAGCTTTTCAGCGGTGAAGAGATCGTATTTGAAGATATGTGCGAAACAAAGTCGGTAAGCAGCGCTTTATATTTGGACATGAATGAGGGGCTTCCTGATGTGTCTGAATACGAAAAAGAATTTTCAAAAGCAGAGAGCGATTACCGCAAAGGGTTGCTTTCCGATACGACATTTGAGAAGACTTGTCAGTCGCTGAATCCCAAAATTGCGGAAGGCCACAATTATATTTTCATTGGACGAGTTGGACAGTTCTGTCCGATCAAACCAGGGGCCGGCGGAGGTCTGCTCATGCGTGAAAAAGACGGACGGTATTATGCTGCTACTGGCTCAAAAGGATATCGTTGGCTGGAATCTGAGATGGTGAAAGAACTCTCCAAAGAGGATTCTATTGATCGTTCCTATTATGACAAGCTCGTAGATGATGCGGTTGAAACTATATCTAAATATGGCGACTTCGAGTGGTTTGTGTCAGATGATCCTTATATTCCCAAACCAAGGTTGGAGGATTTTATGAACATTCCCGAAGACGCTGATGAAGAATTACCATTCAATTAAAGAAAAGGAGAAGTATATCATGGCTTACAAAAATGTACCCAATATTATTATCGAAAACGCTCATATCATTTTTCGGAATTTCAGAGGAGAAGAGTCCAAATATAACAGGGCCGGTAACAAGAACTTCTGTGTGATTATCGAAGATCCAGAGCAGGCGGAGAAACTCTCTAATGATGGATGGAACGTAAGAGTTCTAGCTCCGAGAGACGAGGATGAAGAGCCGAGACACTATATTCAGGTGGCAGTCAGCTTTGAGAATATTCCGCCAAAAGTGGTTATGATCACAAGAAGAAATAAGACACCACTTGATGATGAATCCATTTCTACCTTGGACTATGCGGAGATTCGCAATGTTGATTTGACGATTCGACCGTATTCCTGGGAAGTAAACGGTAAAACCGGTATTAAGGCTTATCTGAAGACAATGTATGTCACCATCGAAGAGGACGAGTTTGCTGAAAAGTATGCAGAGGAAGAAGGACCTGAAGAGATTCCGTTCCGCTGATGATCGACAGATAGGGTGCCTGATATTGCCAGCAAGGTAAATGTCCTAAGGCTAGAGGAAACAGCCCTATATTTCTGCGAAAGGAGAAAAAGTATGGCATTTTGGAATCGGAAAAAGAAGCGAACCACAGCGAAACCGAAAATCAATGCTTCTGTTCCTAAACCCAAAGTAAACAGCGAAAAACAAGAATCAAGCATTCCGCCACAGCCTAAGAAAATGGACATACCAAAGCCGGATAAACTGCCGAAAAATGAGAATGTCCGGAAAGAGTTTCTAAAAGCTTTTCATCAGTTGACTTACCGGCACAGACCGTGGGATGTATGGCAGGATTTTATCATAATGTTTGCCTGTTCTTTGTCAAATCCAGTGGATAAATCCCACTATGAAGAACGGGAAAAACGATATTTAAAAATTATCAAAAAATACAATAAGCAGGAACAAAAATTATTCCCAGAATTAGCTGCCTATGTCGTTATGGCTTTGGAAGATAATCCAGAGCAGGACTTCTTAGGCAGTGTTTTTATGGAATTAAATCTGGGTAGCAAATCGACCAGCCAATTCTTTACTCCCTATCATATCTGTGAGCTGATGGCAAAAATAACGGAAGAAGATGTAGCAACCATTGTGAAGGAAAAAGGTTATATCACGATCAATGATCCCTGCTGTGGGGCCGGGGCAACTCTTATTGCAGCAGTTAATGAGGCAAGAAAGCAATTGGAAAAGGTAAATCTGAACTTCCAGAATCACGTTCTGGTTGCGGCTCAGGATATTGACGAAATCGTCGCTTTGATGTGTTACATTCAGCTTTCTCTTCTTGGAGTGGCCGCATACATCAAGGTTGGTAATTCTCTGACAGAACCAATGTCTACGGACGATAACGGAGAGAACTATTGGTTCACTGTAATGTATTTTTCGGATGTGTGGGCTATGAGAAGATTGTTTCATAACATATGAAAGGACGGGTAGTATGGTAAAGTCTGTACAATTAAGGAAAGAAGACTGTTATTGTGATTTGACCGAATTATATGAAAATGTGGCTCGAAAAATCCTGGTGGGGATAACGGATAAAACCTGTTTCGACTGCCGAAAAATTTGCGTCACAAAATCGGTCCAAGAAGTTTTATGGTCGTATTATCGCGACGAAAAAGGAAAGACCGATGAACAGATTGCTGTGATGTTGTTGGGATATGGACCGAAAGCAAACTTGGAAGAGCATGGTATTCTGGAATATCGGGCTGAGGTTGAAGATGGATTCATAGTATGAGAAGGGGGGATAAGTGTGGACGAACGGTTAGAAGCCTTAGAAAAAGAATTAGATAATCTGCTGAATATGGCTCCCATAGAAGATGACTGCACGAAAAATGAAAATGAGATGTATTCGGACATGGCAAACCTGAAAAACAGCATAGCGATGGTTCTTGAGGAGCGACGGAATGGCCGTTAAATTATATGACTACCAGATAGAAGCCGTTGAAAAAATGAGAAATGGCTGTATTCTGTGCGGCGGCGTTGGAAGCGGAAAGTCCAGAACAGCGTTGGCTTATTACTATCTCCAGAACGGAGGAGATCCGGATTGTCTGACGGGACTGAAGGACTATGTTGCGATGGACGATCCGCCAAAGGACTTATATATCATTACAACGGCCAGAAAGCGGGATACGATGGAATGGGAGGGTGATCTTTCGCCCTTCCTTCTTTCGGTTCATGAGGATGTCAATCTATATTCAAATCAGGTTGTCGTAGATTCCTGGAATAATATCAAGAAGTATGCAGAGGTGAAGGATGCTTTCTTTATATTTGACGAGCAAAGAGTAATCGGTTCCGGAGCTTGGGTGAAGGCATTCCTGAAAATCGCCAAATCAAACCAATGGATTCTGTTATCCGCAACTCCGGGAGATACCTGGCAGGATTATATTCCGGTATTCATTGCAAATGGGTTTTACAAAAATCGGACGGAATTCATCCGAGAACATGTGGTTTATAGTCGATTTAGTAAGTATCCCAAAATTGACCGATATTTGAATACCGGGAGATTGATTCGACTCAGGAACCGAATCTTGGTGAATATGGATTTCAAGCGTCAGACAATTTCTCATCACGAAGATGTGTTTGTCAAATATGATGTGGGAAAATACAGAGACGCTGGACGAACAAGATGGGACCCATTTAAAAACGAGCCGATTACAAATGCTGCTGGTCTTTGCTATATATGGCGAAAAATTGTAAATACGGACGAGTCACGGCAGATTGCCTTGATGGAGATTGTAGAGAAGCATCCGAGAGCCATTATATTTTACAACTTCGATTATGAGCTGGAGCTTTTAAAAGGATTGTTTCAGATTTATGAGGATGACGGGGTTTTTGAAATTGCGGAGTGGAATGGCCATAAACATCAGCCGATTCCAGAGTCAAAGAGCTGGGTATATCTTGTCCAATACAATGCTGGAGCTGAAGGCTGGAACTGTATCAAGACAGATACCATTATATTCTACTCTCAGAACTATTCCTATAAAATCATGAAGCAATCTGCGGGCCGAATAGACAGGCTAAATACGCCATTCAAGGATCTGTATTACTATCATATGAAATCTCGAAGTGGGATTGATTTGGGGATTAGCAGGTCTTTGAAGGATAAGAAGGATTTCAATGAGACGAAGTTTGTGAAATGGTCTGAGAATACTCCATCGAAAAAAGCAGCTTAGGTAGGTGAAAAGATTATGAACGAAGAATATTTGGAAGTAGATTTTAAAAAGTATTGCAAAACCTGTAAACATAAAGAATTGGGGGAAAAGTTCGATCCGTGTAATGCGTGTCTGGACTATGGGTATAATCTCAATTCTCACAAGCCTGTGATGTGGGAGGAAAAGAAAAAATGAGCTACCAATATAATCAATATTTGGAAAAGCACAAGTCTAATGTTGAAGAGGGGTTCCGGTGGTTACAGAAAAACCTTCCCGAGATCACGGAGGGAAGTGGCGCGGAACATAACATTATATTTGCACACGACCAATCCAAAATGGAACCTGATGAGTATGAGGCGTATGACGCTTACTTTTATGGAGGAAATCGATCTTATGCCGTTGTAGAAGATTTCAGAAAGGCATGGCTGTTGCATATCCATCGAAACCCACATCATTGGCAGCACTGGGTACTGATTAACGATGATCCGGAAGAAGGAGAAATCGTTTTGGAGATGCCCTATTGCTATATTCTTGAGATGATTTGCGATTGGTGGTCCTTCAGTTGGTCTGAGGGAAATCTACTGGAGATATTTTCCTGGTATGAAAAACGTAAAAGCTATATAAAGCTCCATCCGGATACGAGGAAATGTGTGGAAGACATATTAGCTAAAATGAAAACGACTTTAGAGCAGGATTTATTCATGCTTCAACACCATGGCGTCAAAGGAATGAAATGGGGTGTTAAGAACGGGCCACCGTATCCTATTGATAAATCGAAAAAGAATGATAAACTGGTACAAGAGGCCATCGATTCCGGAGAAGTAAGCAAACAAATAAATCCAGAAAAGCAGAAACGCCATACCAAAGACGGGCATATTTCTGGCAGAAGCTATTTGGATGGTGATGTTGAATTCGCTCAAAAACTTGTAGATGAATATGGCGGAAAGGGAACTCCTATTATGGATAAGAATGGCCGATGGACCAACAAGGAAAAATTTGATGCAGATGATATCATCGGTACACATGTAGATTCCGAAGGATTAGAGACGAGGACAAATAAAGGAATCATTACATATTCCAAAACGGGAAGTCATGTGTACCCAAGAAAGGAGAACCAATAATATGAATCTGAGACAGTTTGAAGGTAAAAATGTAAGACTAACTGATAAAGATGGCGAAATCTTCGAGGGGTATGTATCCGACTATATCTTTGCAGAGGATAATGCTCCGGAAGAAGTGGAAGCTTTGATTTTAGAGAATCTCATTCGAAAGTCCGATGGGTATAAATATGAAAACCCGGTTGAATTTACAGCATTGGAAATTCAGTCAGTCGAGATTTTATAAGCGAGCAAAATGATTTTTCACAAGGGGGTCCCAATATGGGGCTCTTTTGTTGTGTAAGGAGAAAAAAAATGAAATCAACAGATAGCGTAATTGTGAGTTGGGATTTTTCCCACGGAAAAGATGTTGGTGTCTTGATTGTCGGAAAGCAGGAGAAAGGCAAAGTCGAAATCATCAATGCCTATCAGGGAGAAGAGGCCAAAGCACTTTATCAAAAGTTGGTATTTCCCAAATCAAAGAAGACTAGTTTTATTAAGGAGAAAACCACATGAAGCAACCGAAAAAATTAACCAGAGAGCAAAAAGAATGTTTGTCTGCTCATTATCTGAATTGTAAAGACTGGATGCTGGTTGAAGAGACTGAATTTTATTACCGCATCATTAACAAAAATACTGGCATGATAAAGAGTATAGACAAATTTAGAAGATTAAGAAGGAGAAAAAGAGTATGAATCTTAAATCAGCTAAAATTATTGCAGTAGATTTTGATGGAACTTTATGTGAGAATAAATGGCCGGAAACCGGCGAAGCAAATAAAGAGTTGATAGACTATCTTCGTGATCGACAGAAGAACGGAGATAAACTGATTCTTTGGACTTGCCGTGTGGATGACATGCTTCAGAAAGCCATTGAATGGTGTAAAGAAAAAGAACTGATATTTGACGCAGTCAATGAGAATCTTCCGGAAATCATCGAAAACTTTGGCTCTGATACCAGAAAGATATTTGCCAATGAGTACATAGATGATCGGAATATCTGGCCTCTGGAAAACGGAGTAGCTGATGTTCTTTATCTTTGTGATGGTAAAAGTTGCGGGGATACTTGCCCGGGTGTGGAATGCAAACATACATCCGATATAGCTCATGCCAGGAATTTTATAAAGGGTGACTATGACTCCTATTGGGAAAAGGAATCTGAAATCAAAGAGCCCGATTCACATGAGAAATCCAGTATGGAATTGTGGGCGGAAAGAGAAGTAGAAATTGCCTGCAAACACGAAGCACCTGATCGGAAACCAGGAGAATGGGATTACGGATGTGCTTGCTACGAAAGTGCATTAAAGGCATTCCGGAGTCTTTGTGAAGATGGTCACAGCGGATTTAGCATCAGCATGACAAAGTTTATCTTAAACCGATTGATTGAAGGAAAGCCGCTCACTTCTATCGAAGACACAGAAGATGCCTGGAGCGATATTTCTGATCGAAGTGGTCTTCGTGGAGAGATTGCGAATTACCAGTGCCGGCGGATGAGTTCTCTCTTTAAGTATGTATATGCTGACGGCTCTGTTAAGTACAGAGATGTCAACCGTTTCTGTGGTGTGAACTTGGATAATCCAGATGTATCCTACCACAGCGGCTTGATAGATCGAGTAATGGAAGAAAAATTCCCGATTACCATGCCGTATTTTCCGGAGAGCAAACCGTTCCGTGTGTATTGCGAGGAGTTTCTTACCGATCGAAAAAATGGTGACTTTGATACGGTTGGGATTCTCTATGCGATTAAGCCGGATGGAGAACGTGTAGAGATTAACCGATATTTCAGAGAAGGCGAAAAGGACTTTATTGAGATTGCTTCCTGCGAGTATGAGATGCGCCGAAAGATGTATCATGAGCTTCTGGAGAATCTGAAAAAGGAGCAGAAAAAAGACTGTCACGGTTGCTTCGGAGCTGCGGATAACAGTTGCAAAGACTGTATGGAGGAAGAACAGCATGAATCGGAATAGATTTATCCAAGGATTAAAAAGTAATATCCAACTTTCCGAAAAAGAGAGGAAGCGGATTATTCGGAGAAGCCTTCAGAAATACCCATGGAAAACAAAATGTACGGTGGCGATGGAGGAATTTGCAGAGCTTCAGCAGCAGATCAGTAAACAGGTTCGTGGCTACGGAGACAGAATTGGACTCTTGGAAGAGATGGCAGATGCTTATATTTGTCTGAACTTCCTGGAGTCCATTTTTGATATTAAGCCTGAAGATTTGCAGAAAGCTATCGACGTGAAGCTGGAGCGAGAAAGGAGAAATTGCCAATAATGGGATTATCAAAACTTTCAGAAGAATGTAAAAATTGCCCGTTTGTCGAGAAGTGTAAAAACAAGCGAATGGAAGCATTAGCATATATGACTGAACCGCAAGTTTTAGCAAATGCGGCAGATCCAAGTTCTGAAAACTTAGCAGCACCTTTATTACGAGAAACCGTGACAATCATGATAAATGGTACGCCAACTCAGGTTTATAAAGACGAAATAGAAAAACAGCTCTATTCCCAATTATATTCGGGGTTAGGCTTGAAATTTGGGAGTTAAAAAGGAGAAAAATAATGAACGATTCCATAGTGCCTGGAGTGGTGTATATCCATGTTGGCAATGAAATTCAAAAACTCTGTGAAACGAGTGATATTCATATAGAGACATTGGCAAATGTTCCAGTTTCTTGTGATCTGCCCAAATTAACAGAAATGGAAACATCTGCATCGTTTGAAATGGTAACAAAAATAAGCGAAGAAGCATTCTTAATCCTTTCTGGAATATTTGATTTGTCGTTAAAACTTTGTCCAGACAATCGAGTACGTCACTTGGTTTTACATGCCAAAAAGAAACGAACCAGAAAAAAGAACCTTCATAGAATTTTTCGAATGTTAGAAAAGGAGAAAAATTATGAATGAAAATTGTTTAAGTCCTTTACCGCAGTATCATATCGATAGAGATAAGCTATGCGAGATTGTAAAAGAAACCATCGGCTACGATAGACTTATGGATGCGTTCTGCTATGGAATCGTCGTTTGTGATGAGTTTGCTTGGTTTTCCAACTCAGACGAGTATTATATTATCCATTTGGAAAGCGGCATGATGGTAAACTGGTATAAACATCTCGGAAGGACAAACACTTGCTCGCAGAAAGATAGAACCATTGATGATTATTACGAGTTCTTCAGATTATTCAAAGAAGAATTGGACTATTTCGAGAGGAGAATGCAATAATGATTAAAATTGAAAACGTAGAAGTTATGGGTTGGGGACACGCTATTCGTGGAATGCGGAATCCTATGAACAGTTGGGAGAGAGCCGATAGCGGAATCTGCAAAGGTGGGGAGAGTGGCATTGGGTGTGAGAACTGTGCCAATTACGATTCCTGTGAGCATACATACGATCATTCCTGGCAGCTTGGTAAGACAGATCACGATTTGATGATGCGACTTGCAGCCGGCGGGCCAACTCACGCAAAGTATCGGAGGATGATTGCAGTCTATGCAGATATTACTGCTCCGCTTTATTGGTGGAAGGAGTTCGATACTTACAAAGTTGGTACTGTTGCAAATTCTTGTTCCACCATGCATAAGATCGCAGAAAAGGAGTTTGCACCGGAGGATTTCAGTTGTGAACATTTGATTGATTCTTTTGGCGAAATCTGGGATATTGCGGCAGGAGACGAATGTCGAAGTACACCTCTTGACATTCTTTATACCGTAATTAACGCTCTGAATATTTATAGAGAAAAATACATCGAAACCAAAGACAAGAAATACTGGTGGCAGATGATCCAGCTTCTACCCTCTTCCTATAACCAGAAACGGACGATCATGCTGAACTATGAAGTGCTGGCCGGTATTTATCCTATGCGAAAGAGCCACAAGCTCGACGAGTGGGTGGAATTCTGCAAATGGATTGGGACACTGCCGTATTCGGAGATTATTATTGGAGAAAAAGTTAAATTTTATGCTGATGGAAAGGAGATAAACATATGATTTTTATTCAAACCTTGATTTGTATTTTGCTGGCATATATTTGTTTGTATGCTCTGATTTCCAGAATCTGCAAATGCATTGAACATTGCGCCTCGGCCAAAGGATACGCAAAGTTGGAAGAGGCGAAAATCCTCGCCAAAGAGCAGAATAAAGGAGAGTAACTATGTGGAGCCGAAAACTGATAAAAAATAAAATCTATGCTGTCCTGATTATCCTGATTGGAGCGTTGTCAGTCCCGATTGAATGGGATGCAACGTTCTTTTTATTTTCCCTGATTATGGGAATACCGATGTTCTTTGCGAAAACGAACTGGATTTATGAAGGGGATGAGGATGATGGGACGAGCCGAGAGGAGACGTGCTCAAAAATTAGAGCAGAAAGCAAAGACCGCTACATACAATCTCACGAAAGCGCAGCTCGATGCGGCCGTCCGTGAACAGGTGGGGAAAGAGCTGGAACGAATCAAGCAGGAAGCCATGGATGATGCCGTAAATACCGCAATGGTTCTGCTCCTGACTCTGCCGCTGGAAGTGCTGATGGACCATTATTGGACGAAATCCTACGCAAAGCGCATTCCAAAGTTTACCGAGCTGGTTCTGGAATATTACGAACGCTGGCAAAATGGTGAGCTGGACATGGATAAGCTGAAAGAGGATTTGTGGGAATATGGCGGTGTAAAATTAGTTGAAAGTGAGGGTGAAGCAACATGAAATGTGTAATGGGAATTATCGCGTGTGTCGTTGGACTGGTGAGTCTGATTGGCCTGATTGTGTTAAAGGCGGTCAATTCGTCTGCAACCTATATGGATGATTCATTCCGGTGGGGAGGACGAGATGGGTATTAAAAACGATTGTCGAAAAAACGCTGAAGGGTATTCCGATCCGACTGCCTATGAAGCACTGAGAAACATCGAGCAGGAAGAGGACCGGTTCCATAAACTTTTAGACACCATTTTTACGCTGTGCGAGCTGTCCGACTTCCACATCGAAGAGCGGATCGTCATCAAGGACAAACGAACCGGACGGATTTGGAGGTGATTATTTATGTCTGACGGGGTTCGAGAAACATTATGTACAAGGTGTCTTCATAGAGAGGTTTGTGTTTATAAGGACACATATCTCAGGTATTTGGAAACATTAGTAAAATTTAACAACGAGTATTCGGATGATATCTCTTTCATTAAGACAGAAGATCCGAATTGTAAGTTCTTTTCAAAAAAATCTAATTCTAATTTCCGGGAGGCATAACGTGATGGATGATTGGCAGAAGACTATGGATGCTCTTGTCAAAGCATTTGATGAATTTGCTGTGAAAGTAAAAGAGATGGCGGATGCTCTGGCTGAGGCATTAGGATTTGGACCGCCAGTATCCAAAAACAAAAGAAAAAAGAGTCTCAGCTCTCCGGCTCGGTACGGGATGTCTTTGCAGAAATCTCGAAGAGAATCCTTCATTAAGCAGTATTCTTACCGACCGATTACCAGGAAACACTTACCCTATCAGAGAAGAAATTATTGAAAATCGTCCGTACAAGACTTGAAAGTGGGTGAAAATCACGCCCACTTTTGGGTTTTGAAAAATGGGCTTTGGCCACTTTTATGTGGGCTTTTTGAAAAATGTGGGGAGTTTTGGGGAAGGATTCGGACGATTTTGGCCAAATTTGTGGCCATTTGCCCACTTTCTGCCCACTTTTAAAACCCCGATTTGGTCAGCAAAAACCCAGTATTTATGCGGGTTTTCGGGCTCAAAGCCCACTTTCCCACTTTTTTTCTTAAACTATTATGATAGAAAGTTTAAAAGTATATAGTAATAGCGAAAAAAAAGTGGGTTTTTGGCCACGAGCGAAAAATGGAGGAAATCATGAGCAAGATTAGTTGGGAGAGCTTGTATGAAAATTTCAAGTCGATTTATCCAAGGTTGTCGCGGTCATCCATATATTTTCGTCCGTTCGGGTATATGAGTATAGTAGTGTACTTTGAGGACGGAATGAAGATGGTCTATGATGACCTGAGAAAGCAGGCCCATATCACAGCTTGAAGAAAATGTCAAGAGCCAATGAAAAATTTCTTTTCTTTGTTCTTGATCTGTGCTATACTGTAAATGCCACACAATCGCATAATTGCTTCGTTTAAGGGAATCCACTTTGGTAAAAAGTGTATTCTCTCTTTACTCATACCTTGAATGAGGCGAGATTGTGTGGCAACAATGGGAGAGCACTTTTTCGGGTGCGTCTCTTGTTGGGGCCGCACCTTTTTTATTGCCCATATATTACTTGATTGAAAGGGATATACAATGGGAACGAACACTACCAACAAAAATAATAAAAGCTCGACGGATGTTATTGGAGTGATAAGTGCGCTGGCCGGTTTAGCAACTGCGGCAACGCCTTTGGTAGCCAACGCCATCAATAATGCAAAGAGCAAGTCTTCTGATAAAGCGGAAGAAAAGATAAAAATACCGGAACTGTATCATAAAGGTTTTCCTATCGATTTGGAGCAGGCTGTTAGGATATTGGAAGATTGTGGACTAAAGAGTTCTACAAGCAAATTAACCATAAAAGAAGCAAATCCACGCTATAAGGATTGTTTCGATTCACAGGTGATAGGGTCTAATCCGAAACAGGGTACCCTCGTCAAAATCGGTGCGACTGTTTGTTTAAGGTACATACCCGAAGAGGTTATTGTAGAAAGTCAAAGACTATTTGATGAAACGCAGAGAGCCAAGGAAGAGGCGAGAGAACGGACTAAGGAAAAATTTTCTGTAGCTGTTCAGAAGACGAAACAAGGAGCAGTGAAAATATTTAAACGTAGTAATAGTAATAAAGTGGAATCTATAGAGGAGGAAGTGTCGGATGAGTAAAGGCGGAAAAAAGAAAAGAAGCACAGCCGGTTTGATACTGGATGTAATTCTTACTTTGTGTACAGGCGGTTTATGGTTGATTTGGATATTGATACGGTATCTCAGAAACAATAGTTAAATAAAATGACATTTTGAGACAGAGGCTCTTAAACGAGTCCCTGTCTTTTTTATGCCTACATTTAGTTCTTTTTTGCGCGCGAAAAATACATCGACTGTTATGAAGAGAGAGAGGGTTAAAACGGCCATTCTCTCTTTTATTTTGGAGAAAGGAGGCTCACTTATGCTGGAAAGCGAATTTCAGAACAAATTGATTCAGGAACTGAAAAGAATGTTCAAAGGATGTATTGTAACAAAACTGGATTCCAGTCACATTCAGGGAATTCCCGATTTGCTGATTCTCTATAACGATAAGTGGGCCACTTTAGAATGTAAGAAAAGTGTTCGCGCCAAGAAACAACCAAATCAAGAATATTATGTTGGACGAATGAATGAGATGTCATTCTCAAGATTTATTTGTCCTGAAAATAAGGAGGAAGTGTTACATGATCTTCAACAAGCATTCAGCTCTTGAAGGGCAACACGCCTTTCTTGGCGCAAGCAAATATCACTGGATTAACTATGACGAATCTAAAGTTGCGGAATCATACTCAAAGTTCCTTGCGACTCAAAAAGGGACGGAGCTTCACGATTTTGCAGCAAGGTGTATTACGCTTGGGCAGAAACTTCCGAAGTCTCAGAAAACATTGAATATGTATGTGAATGATGCGATTGGTTTCAAAATGGTTCCTGAGCAGCCACTTTTCTATTCGGAGAATTGTTTTGGGACAACCGATGCGATTGCGTTTCGAAATCGTATGCTTCGTATTCACGATTTAAAAACCGGCGTCATTCCGGCGCACATGGAGCAGCTTGAAATATACGCTGCTCTTTTTTGTCTGGAATATAAAATCAAGCCGGCCGACATTGAAATGGAACTTCGGATTTATCAGAACAACCAGATTCTTTATGAGAATCCAACGGCTGAAACTATCGTTCCTATCGTGGACAAGATTATCACATTCGACAAAGTAATAAACAAAATCAAAGAACAGGAGGGCTAAATTATGAATCCGATTGCAGAAGAAATTTTGATGCATTATGGAATGCCCCGTCGTTCTGGTCGTTATCCATGGGGATCTGGTGAAAATCCATATCAGCATAGTGGAGATTTTCTGAGTCGAGTGGATGAACTGAAAAGTCAGGGCATGAGTGATACTGAGATTGCGAAAGCTATGGGATTAACCACCACGCAATACCGTACGCAGAAATCCTTGGCCAAAGATGAACGGCGTGCCCTAGATGTGGCCAGGGCAAAATCTCTTCGAGAAGATGGATTGAGCCTGAACGAGATTGCGAAAGAGATGGGGTTTGCAAATGACTCTTCTGTCCGTTCTCTTTTGAATGAGAATTCTGAGGTCCGTATGAACCAGGCTAAGACAACTGCCGAGTTTATCAAAAAGCAGATTGATGAAAAAGGCATGATCGATGTCGGCGCTGGTGTGGAACGTGAGCTTGGAATTTCTAAGGAGAAACTGAATGAAGCGCTCTACATGCTGGAGATGGAAGGATATCCTGTCTATGGTGGTCGAGTGGATCAGATAACGAATCCAGGAAAGAAAACCACGCTTCGAGTAATTTGTCCTCCTGGAACAGAGCATAAGGAGATTTATGATTTTGAGAATATCAATTCTCTGAAAGACTATGTCTCCCATGACGATGGAGAATCCTTTGATCCCAAATTTGTCTATCCCAAAAGCATGGACTCAAAAAGGCTTCAGATCCGTTATGCAGAGGATGGCGGGGAATTAAAAGATGGTGTTGTTGAAATTCGAAGAGGCGTTGATGATCTGTCTCTTGGAGAATCCCACTATGCTCAGGTTCGAATTCTGGTTGATGGAACACACTACATCAAAGGAATGGCCGTTTACTCAGATGACCTTCCCGATGGCGTGGATGTTATGTTCAACACCAATAAGAAAAAAGGGACTCCAAAGATGGATGTTCTGAAGCCAATCAAAGACGATCCCGATAATCCGTTTGGTTCTTTAATCAAAGAAGGAATCAACGACCCGGATAATCCAACGACTGAAAGAGGGGGACAGAGTTATTACTATGATAAAAATGGTAAGAAACAGCTTTCCCTTATCAACAAACGTGCGGAAGAAGGGGATTGGGGAGAATGGGCCGATAAGCTTCCATCCCAATTTCTGTCAAAGCAGAGCAGAACATTGATAAAGAAGCAGTTGAATTTAGCAGCAGCAGATAAGCAGTCTGAATTTGATGAGATTTGTTCTCTTACAAATCCAACAGTGAAAAAGGTTCTTTTGAAATCTTTTGCTGATGACTGCGACGCGGCCGCTGTTCATTTACAGGCAGCCGCTCTTCCCAGACAGAAGTATCAAGTCATTCTTCCATTGACATCTATCAAAGACAATGAGGTCTATGCTCCGAACTACAAGAATGGAGAAACAGTAGCTCTTGTACGGTATCCGCATGGCGGAACTTTCGAGATTCCTATCCTAACTGTTAATAATAAACAGCCAGAAGGAAGAAGAGTTCTTGGAAATACACCGGCAGACGCTATTGGCATCAATAAAAAGGTGGCCGACCGTCTTTCTGGAGCTGACTTCGACGGCGATACTGTCATGGTAATTCCGTGTAATTCTTCTAATAGCAGAGTGAAGATTACTTCCACTCCGCAATTAAAGGGATTGGAAGGATTTGATCCTAAGATGTCTTATGGAACTGTTAAAAAAGGTGACGATTACTATAACAGCAGCGGTCAGAAGATTAAGATTATGAAGAATACCCAGACAGAAATGGGTAAGATTTCAAACTTAATTACTGATATGACATTGAAAGGCGCTACTCAGGACGAGCTTGCAAGAGCCGTACGTCATAGTATGGTCGTCATTGATGCAGAGAAGCATAAGCTGGACTACAAAAAGAGCGAACAGGATAATGGCATCACTGCTTTGAAGAAGAAGTACCAGGCCCACGAGGACGATGATGGTTACGGCGGAGCTTCTACTCTGATTTCTCGTGCCAAGTCTGAGACTTCTGTGCTGAAGAGGAAAGGAAGCCCGATTATTGACAAGGAAACCGGAGAACAAAGCTGGAAGAGCGTCAGGGAGGAGTACGTAGATAAGAACGGAAAGACCCAGGTACGAACTCAAAAGAGTACCAAGATGGCAGAAACCAGGGATGCCCGTACTTTATCTTCTGGAACACCGCAGGAAGAGGCGTATGCAGACTATGCGAATACCATGAAGTCCCTGGCTAATCAGGCCCGTAGGGAGATGGTTAATACTGGAAAGATAGCCTACTCCGCTTCAGCAAAACAGACCTACCAGACAGAGGTTGATTCTCTTATGGCCAAGCTTAATGTGGCTTTAAAGAACGCCCCCCGCGAGCGTCAGGCACAGACCATAGCAAATTCTATTGTGGCTGCCAAGAAGAAAGACAATCCCGATATGACAAAGGCCGAAATCAAGAAGGCTAATCAACAGGCTCTTACTGCGGCCCGTACTGCTGTTGGTGCCAAGAGAACCCCTGTCGAGATTACAGATCGTGAATGGGAAGCGATTCAGGCTGGCGCTATCAGCGAGAACAAGCTTACCCAGATTCTCAACAATACAAACATAGATACAGTCAGACAGAGAGCTACCCCTCGTGCAACAACAACCCTTAGCTCTGCCAAAGTGAATCGTATTGCGGCGCTGAATGCTTCTGGCTATAGCACTGCTGAGATAGCAGCAGCTTTAGGCGTTTCCAGTTCCACTGTGTCGAAGTATCTGAATGGAAAGGAGTGAACAAAGTAAATGGCGAAGAAGTGTATGCTTACAACCATTGACAATCCTTTCGATCCATTTGAACAGTTCACTTCATGGTTACTGTTTGATGAGGAAAAAGGTTATCATTCATGTTCGTATCTTGGTAGAATTGCCAGAACCTCGGACCAACTCTCTGATGAAGAGAATGACTTGGAAGTTGAACGAGCAATTGATGAGATCGTAAAATACGATTTCCGAAACATTTACAAAAAAGTTACGCGAGATGCGGTGGCTGTCTAGGTATCAGATGGTATAGGGGGGGGGTAGCAAAAATCGCACCCCCTCCGTCATCGCGGCGGTCTTTGAAAATTCCCCGGGGGTATTTTTCGGAGAATGTTTTTACCTTCCGGCAGTATTTAACAGAGCTCATAAGGTTGACTAAGTAATAAGCTGTGGTTCTTTTTACTCTTTTTCTCCTTTCGGTAAAAAAGTTACAGTCATCCTTGTGGGTTCTTTTAAATACTGCCGGAAAACTTTTATGAAACTATTGAAAAACAGATGGGAAGGAGGCAGTAAATGGCTAGAAAAGCAAAGGGTTCTGAATCAACTGGCTCTTCCAAGAAGATTCGTCCTGCTTTGACTCCGGAAGCAAGGGAGCTTCAGATGATTTCTCTGGCCGTTGACTTGGTTGAAAAGCAATTGCTGGAAGGGACTGCTTCTTCTCAGGTCATTACTCACTATCTGAAACTGGGTTCTTCCAGAGAGAAGCTCGAACGGGAGCGGTTGGAGGAAGAGAACAATTTGTTGCGGGCAAAAGTGAGAGCCATCGATTCTACCGATGAAATCAAGGATCTCTATAAGGACGCCATCAATGCGTTTCGTATATACAGCGGACAGGGTAACGACGATGATTAGGACATATTCGGAATTATCAAAATTAAAGACTTTCAAAGAACGATATGAGTATCTCCGTTTAGGCGGAGTCGTCGGAGCAGATACTTTTGGGTTTGACCGATATCTGAATCAGATTTTCTATCGTTCTATGGAATGGAAATCTGTTCGTGATTTTGTGATTGTAAGAGATAACGGATGTGACCTTGGAATAGAAGGCCACGAGATATATGGAAAGATACTGATCCATCACATGAATCCAATTTCTGTTGAGGATATTTTAAAGAGGAGCGATTTCCTTTTAAACCCGGAGTACCTCATCTCGACAATTCTTACAACACATAATGCCATTCACTATGGAGATGAGAGTCTTCTCACCACAGAACCTGTTGTTCGAAGCAAAAACGATACATGTCCCTGGAAACATTGATGGGAGGAGGTTATGGAGATTATGGAAAGCATACTGACATCGATTAAAAAGATGCTGGGTATTACGGAAGAGTATGAACACTTCGACTCAGACCTTATCATACATATCAATTCGGTATTCATGATCCTTACCCAACTTGGCGTCGGCCCGCCATCAGGCTTCTCCATTCAGGATAAAAGCACTACATGGAAAGAATTCATTTCTGACGAGACAAAGTTGCAGCTAGTAAAATCTTACATGCATATGAAGGTGAAACTACTGTTTGATCCGCCGTTGAGTTCTGCTGTATTGGCATCCATGGAAAAGATGATTGCTGAGGCGGAATGGAGATTGAATGTTGCAGCAGAAACAGATGAGGAAAAATCTGAAGAATACGAGTCCTACGACGGCGAGTACAGGATAACGCCAAAAGCGTTTCAATCTCAGATGCTGGATACCGAGAATAAAGTTCTGGATCGAAATATTGTGGTGACAGAAGTCCCGTATTACGAGACCGGAAATTTGGCAAATGGAGTGACATCATATATCGCAAAGGAGGGAGATTCAAAATGAGTAATGAAGCATTGCTACAGCATCACGGGATTCTTGGGATGAAATGGGGCGTCCGAAGAACTCCTGAACAGCTTGCGAGAGCAAGTGGAAAGAAGAGCAGTTCCGATGACGCGGTGAAAAAGATGTCTGATTCGGAACTCCGTTCAAAGATTAACCGTCTTCAGATGGAAAAGCAGTATAAACAGCTTACCAGTTCAGAAATTTCTGTCGGTAGAAAGTTTGTACAGGACGTGCTGACCAATGCCGCAAAGCAGACCGCCACTAATTATGTATCGAAATACATGACGAAGGGGATTGATGCGGTTATCAAGAAAGCAACCAGCAAGTAGGTGATTCAATTATGGCATTATCAAACACTGCCGTTCCCAAATACTACGGCATGTTTCGGGATGCCGTAATAAGGGGAGAGATACCGGTTTGTAAAGAAGTCTCTATGGAGATGAACCGAATTGACGACCTGATAGCCAATCCAGGTATTTACTATGATGACCAGGCTGTTGAAGGATGGATTGCTTATTGTGAATCGGAACTGACATTGACAGATGGTTCTGATTTGAATTTGCTGGACTCTTTCAAACTATGGGGTGAACAGCTTTATGGATGGTACTACTTCGTTGAACGAAGTGTGTGGGAGCCAAGTTCTGATGGACATGGCGGAAGATATGTAAATAGAAGAATCAAGCAGCGTCTGATAAAGAAACAATATCTCATTGTTGGACGAGGGGCTGCTAAATCTTTGTATGATACTTGTGTTCAATCTTACGGATTGAATATTGACACCTCGACAACGCATCAGATCACGACAGCGCCTACGATGAAGCAGGCGGATGAAGTGATGTCGCCTTTCCGTACAGCAATCACCCGGTCGAGAGGCCCGCTGTTCCGATTCCTAACGGAAGGTTCTTTGCAGAATACGACTGGTTCTAAAGCGAAGAGAATGAAGCTGGCCTCCACTAAAAAGGGAATCGAGAATTTCCTTACGGGTTCACTTCTGGAAGTACGTCCAATGTCCATTGCAAAGCTTCAGGGATTGCGGCCTAAGATTTCTACCGTTGACGAGTGGCTGTCCGGCGATACCAGAGAAGATGTGGTTGGTGCCTTAGAGCAGGGTGCGTCTAAATTGGATGATTACATCATCGTGGCCACGAGTTCTGAGGGAACGGTGAGAAACGGAGCCGGCGACACAATCAAAATGGAGTTGATGGATATTCTCAAAGGTGATTATGTCAATCCTCATGTTTCCATTTGGTGGTATAAACTCGATTCCATTGATGAAGTCGGCAACCCGGATATGTGGCTGAAGGCAAATCCTAATATTGGTAAGACGGTAAGTTATGAAACTTATCAGCTTGATGTGGAGAGAGCAGAAAAATCTCCGGCGGCCAGAAATGATATTTTGGCTAAGAGATTTGGATTACCGATGGAAGGTTACACCTACTACTTCACATACGAAGAAACCCTTCCCCATAAGAAGAGAAGTTATTGGCAAATGCCCTGTTCTTTGGGAATCGATTTGTCACAGGGAGACGACTTCTGTGCTTTTACGTTCCTTTTCCCATTATCGAATGGCTCCTTTGGCGTGAAAACCAGGAACTACATTTCCTCATCTACTCTGATGAAACTTCCGGCAGCAATGCGAATCAAATACGATCAATTTATGAATGAGGGAAGTCTGATTGTCCTGGAGGGGACTGTTCTGGATATGATGGAAGTCTACGAGGATTTGGATAACCACATTGCAGAATTTGGATACGATGTTCGATGTTTGGGGTATGACCCGTACAATGCAAAGGAGTTCATCGAACGATGGTCATCTGAAAATGGTCCGTTTGGAATCGAGAAGGTTATACAGGGTGCTAAGACAGAATCCGTTCCTTTGGGAGAGTTAAAGAAACTTTCCGAGGAGCGGATGCTTTTGTTTGATGAAGAACTTATGACCTTTGCGATGGGGAACTGTATCGTTATGGAAGATACGAATGGAAACCGAAAATTGCTGAAAAAGCGATATGACGCAAAGATTGATGCCGTGGCAGCTATGATGGATGCGTTTGTCGCTTTCAAGCTCAACCGAGATGCTTTCGAATAAGGAGGTGACGATTTCGAAATGGAAGTTTCAATCGGTTCCAGGATTAAACACGCCTGGAACGCTTTTTTAAATAGAGACCCAACAGGTTTCTATCGGGACATAGGAGTTGGATATTCATACAGACCCGACCGCCCGAGACTTACAAGAGGGAATGAGAGATCCATTGTTACCTCTGTATATAATCGCATTGCATTGGATTGCGCTTCAATCAGCATCCAACACGTCCGCCTGGACGACTCTGAAAGATTCCTTGAGAAAATTCCTTCAGGGTTAAATGACTGTCTGAATTTATCTGCCAACATCGACCAGACGGGACGTGCTTTCCTTCAGGACGTTGTTTTATCCATGCTCGATGAGGGCTGTGTGGCAATTATTCCGGTTGATACGGATGATGATCCTGATACTACAGGCTCATATAAAATCGAATCAATGCGTACCGGAAAGATTCTGGAATGGTTTCCAAGCCATATTAAAGCGAGAGTTTATAATGAGCGGACTGGATTAAAGGAAGACATTGTGGTTCCCAAAGATACAGTTGCGATTATTGAAAATCCGCTTTATGCAGTAATCAATGAGCCAAATTCAACGATGCAGCGTTTGATAAGGAAGCTGAATTTATTGGACGTTGTCGATGAGCAGAGCAGTTCGGGGAAACTTGATTTAATTATCCAGCTTCCTTATGTAATTAAAACAGAAGCAAGGCGTCAACAGGCTGAGAAGAGGCGTGTCGAGATTGAACGCCAGTTGGCCGGTTCTAAATATGGTATTGCATATACCGATGGTACGGAGCGGATTACACAGTTGAATCGTTCTGTGGAAAATAATCTGATGAAGCAGATTGAATATCTGACGAGTATGCTTTACAGCCAGTTAGGTATCACTCAGAGCATATTGGATGGTTCCGCAGATGAGAAGACCATGCTGAACTATTATAACCGTACTATTGAGCCAATCATTTCAGCAATCGTTGACGAAATGAAACGTAAGTTCCTTACCAAAACGGCCAGATCTCAAAAGCAATCAATTCTGTTCTTCCGTGATCCCTTCAAACTTGTACCAGTAGCTGATCTGTCAGAAATCGCTGACAAATTCACAAGAAACGAGATTATGACATCCAACGAAATTCGGCAGATTATTGGCATGAAGCCGTCTGACGATCCGAAAGCCGATGAGTTGAAGAATAGCAATATCAGCGAGGCAAAATCTGAGCCTTCAAATGAGGGTTCTGATGTCGAATCTGGTGAAAGTGATTCTGGAGCAGATTACGACAGTATCGTAAATGAGCTGCTTGATGGTCTTGAAAAGGAGATTGATGAAATTATAGGAAACTATGTTTCAGATGATGAGGAGGAGACCTAATGGATATTGACGAGCTCCTTCAACATTATGCATCTCCCTATTATGACCCGGTAAAAGCTCATGAATATTATATGAGAACCAGAGAACTCAAGGGGCGTCGTTCTACGACGAAGCTCAATGATGAGGGTAAAGAAATCTGGGCTTATACAAAGAATGAGATAACCAGCGAGAAGAAGGAAAAGGTAAAAGAAGAACAGGAAAAGCGAAAACAAAAAATTGCTGAACTGAGAGCAAAGGCCAAGGCAACCCGAGAGCAGATCTCGGCTAGATTAAAGGAACTGAATGCTCAGCTTACCGAGGAATCTTCATCAAGAAGGAGCAGGGTTGATTCCCGTAAAAAATCCGATTTGGAGGATATTGGGGAGGAAGCTGAAGACCAGAAAGAGCGCATTGACGAAAAGAAAAATGCCGAGATTGAACGCTTGATGGCGATAGAAATTCCTTCCGGATTATCCAAAGAGGAAAGAGCAAAGCGAGTGGCGGAGCGCAACGAGAAAATCGCAAAGCTTCGTGATGATGCCAGCGAGGATAAAGCTAAGGTGAGTGAGCAGGCGAAAGCTGAAAAGGAAGAGGTGAGGACTTCCGCAAGTCGTAAAAAGAAGCGAATTACCAAAGACGCTAAAGAAGAGAGGGCTGATAATTCTGCGAATGCTAAATCGGAAAGAGAAAAAGTCAGTACAGAGTTAAAGGCTGCTGTCACCGCTGCCAGGGAAGCTTATAAAGCGGCAAAAGAGAACCTTGATGCTACTTATGAGGAGCTTTATCAGCAAGAGTTCGACAAGATAGCTTCCGAATACAAAGCAGTGAAGAAGCGGAAACGAAAGAAGTAGCAATACAGCTTTCGCACAATACTGACAAAAGGAGTGATTTTCAAAATGGAGAAATACGATTTTAGTGGTTGGGCCACTAGAAACGATCTTCTTTGCAGCGATGGCCGTACCATCAAAAGGGATGCATTTAAGAGCCAGAATGGACAAACGGTTCCCCTGATTTGGGGACATAATCATTCTGATCCTAATTGTGTGCTTGGTCATGGTGTGCTGGAAAATCGTGAAGAGGGCGTTTATGCCTACTGTAGTTTCAATGACAGTGAATCCGGGCAGGCAGCGAAGAAGCTGGTTCAGCATGGAGACGTTCGTTCACTTTCTATTTGTGCCGGTCAGCTTAAACAGGCCGGAGCGAATGTGGTGCATGGCGTTATCTACGAACTGAGCCTTGTTCTGGCCGGAGCCAACCCTGGAGCTTTCATTGATTCTGTCATGACTCACGGTGAGACTTCAGAAGACCGTACCATTATCGGATATGACGAGAACATTATGATCTATCATTCTGCCGAGGAGGACGACAAACCCGAGGAAAAGAAGACGGAGGAGAAATCCGAATCTAAGGAAGATAAGACTTCTGAAGAAAAGCCTGAGGAAGATGACGAGACAATTGAGCAGGTATTTAATACCCTCAATGAAAAGCAGAAAAAAGTGGTTTATGCAATGATCGGACAGGATATTGGAGAAACCGATGAGCCCGAAGATAAAAATGATGACGATTCTAAAGGAGGAAATACCGAGATGAAGCATAATGTGTTTGACAACGATAAGAAAAATGAGACCGGTGGCTTTCTGACCCATTCCGCGCAGGAAGACATCATTAAGATGGCGAAGACCAGTCAGGTTGGTACTTTCCAGACGGCTCTTCAGCTTTATGCGGAGCAGAATGGCCTTCAGCATGATGCGGTCAGCGGCGGCTTTGTTCAGACTGGCGACGGAAACGTGACGAGCCTGTTCCCGGAATACCAGGAAGTACGTCCGGGCGCTCCTGAACTCATTACCAATGACCAGGGTTGGATTACCAATGTAATGAGGAAGGTACATAAGAGCCCGATTTCCAGAATCAGAACCAGCCAGACCGACATTCGTGGTATTGATGCTCTTCGCGCCAGAGGCTACAAGAAGGGAAAAGAGAAGCAGCAGGCCGGCAATTTCAAGCTGGTACGCAGAACCACGGATCCGCAGACCGTTTATGTGAAGAATGCTCTGCATCGTGACGACATCGTTGACATTACCGATTTCGATTACGTGAAGTACCTGTATGACATCGACCGCCTGATGCTCAATGAAGAACTGGCCATTGCGATGATGCTGGGTGACGGCCGCGAAGACGGCGACGAGGGTAAGATCGATCCGGATAAGATCAGACCCATCTGGACGGATGACGATCTCTACACTATTCACGCCGATTTGGATGTTGAAGGCGCAAAGAAGGAGCTTCAGGGTACAAACACCGGGGTAAACTTCGGTGAAAATTATATTTACGCCGAGGCTATGATCAATGCGGTTCTGTATGCGAGAGAGAATTACAAGGGTACTGGTACTCCGGATATGTACATCACCCCACATATGCTCAATGTGATGCTTCTGGCCCGTGATATGAACGGCCGCAGAATCTACGCTTCCAAGGCAGAGCTTGCGTCTGCCTTCAACGTAGGTGAGATCCTTACCGCTGAGCAGTTCGAGGGGAAGACCCGTAAGACAGATGACAGCAAAACCAAGAAGCTGCTCGCTATCATCACGAATCTGAACGACTACTCTCTGGGTGCTACGAAGGGCGGCGAAGTTACTCACTTCACGCAGTTCGATATCGACTTTAACCAGGAGAAGTCCCTTCTGGAGACCAGATGCTCCGGCGCTCTGACCAGAGTGTACTCTGCCATTGCGATCGAAGAGGATGTAACGGAAAACCCTTAATCGGCTTCTCTGTTAGTCCCGAAGATGGAGGAGCCAATCTGTTCGGGAAAACGGTAGATTCGTTACAGGAGAATGTTGTTGTCGGAGAGTCCGAGATTACCGGTACATTGAAGTATGTTACCGGATACACGGGATTCAGCAGCAATACTTCTGAGCAGGAAGGAAACTATCTTGCTTTGAAAGTTGATGCTGATTCTGAGGATGCGATTGTGACCGTTGAACTCGTAGGCGGCACCAAAGGACCGGTTACGCTCGATGACGACATGAACATCGTACTCCTTATCAAGAATAAGGATACTCAGAGCATCAAGGTGACGGTGAACGATGGGGAAGATTCTGCTATAAAGACTTATGGGCTTACCGGATTGACTTTGGAAACAGAGTAAAGGAGAAAATTCAAAATGGCAAAATTTTTTGGAAAAATCGGCTATGCAGTATCAAAGGATGTTCGCCCTGGTGTTTGGGATGGAGAAATCACTGAGCGAGAGTATTTCGGCGATTTGATTCGGAATACTAGTCGGTATCAGACTTCTGATAAGCTCAATGACGACATCAACATTTCCAATGAGATCAGCATTGTGGCCGATCCTTTTGCCTATCAGAATTTTCACACAATGCGGTATGTTAAGTTCATGGGAGCAAAGTGGAAGATTTCCAGTGTCGAAGTTCAGTATCCGCGTCTGATTCTGACGGTAGGAGGTGTATATAATGACTGATCGACGAATCCTGTTTCACAAACTATTGTGCGAGATATTATCCTGCCCGATAGAAGGCGAACAGTGCCGATGTTATTTTCAGCCTCCGGAATCTATTAAGATGAATTACCCCGCCATTGTATATAGCCTTGACGATATTGACAAGACGTATGCGAATGACGGGGTATATTTGTCTAATCGAAGATATGCCATTACCGTCATTGATAAAGATCCGGATACGTCCTTGGTGCAGAAAGTAACGAATTTACCGATGAGCCGGTTCGACCGGCATTTTAAAAAAGATAACCTGAATCACTACATTTTTAATGTGTATTTCTGAGATTGGAGGAATAATTCAATGAGTAAACTTGTTTGGGATAAAGTTGGGGAACGGTTTTACGAAACCGGTTGTGACCATGGCGTCCTTTATCCGATCCAGACTGGCGGAAAATACAACAAGGGGGTTGCGTGGAATGGTCTGAGTGCGGTGACGGAGAGTCCTTCTGGAGCAGAACCCTCCCCTATTTATGCGGATAATATCAAGTATCTGAATCTGATGTCCGCAGAAGATTTTGGTGGAACCATCGAGGCATATACCTATCCAGATGAATTCTCTGAATGTGATGGATCGGTGGAGATTGCGCCTGGCGTATTTGCCGGCCAGCAGAGCAGGAAGGTATTTGGTCTTTCTTATCGGACGATTCTGGGAAATGACGTGGACTCCGATGATTACGGTTACAAACTCCATTTGGTGTATGGCTGCTTGGCTTCGCCGTCTGAGAAGGGCTACCAGACCAAGAATGATAGTCCAGAACCGATCGCGCTTTCTTGGGAATTTAGCACAACGCCGGTTGAAATTACGAAGACGATCGAAGGCAAGAAGCTGAAACCTACAGCAATCCTTACTTTCGACTCCACGAGAGTAGATGCCAAGAATTTGGCAGCTTTGGAGGAAATTCTTTATGGTAAAGATCCGACCACAGAAGAAGGAAATGACGGCGTTGACCCCAGACTTCCGCTTCCGGATGAAGTAATCGAGATCATGACCAAGGAAAACCCTTAATGAGCCTTTCCGTTAAGCCTGAAGACGGAGAGGCTGTTTTATTTGGGAAAGCAGTAAATGAATTACAGAGTGATGTGGTTGTTTCCGATGATGAGGTGACAGGCACTCTGAAGTATGTCGATGGTTATGTCGATTTTAGCAGTAATGTTTCAGAACAGTCGGGAAATTACCTTGCTCTCAAGATTGAAGCTGAGCCGGCTGAAGCAGAAACAGTTGTCGAGCTTGTAGGCGGCACCAAAGGACCGGTTACGCTCGATGACGACATGAACATCGTACTCCTTATCAAGAATAAGGATACTCAGAGCATCAAGGTGACTACCACACACAACGAGGAAAGCGTCACAAAGACTTATGGCCTTTCTGGGCTGACCTTGGAAACAGAATAATCTATAGGAAGCCTCGTATTCAATGTGCGGGGCTTCTTTTCATTTGAAAGGAGAAAAAATTATGCTTAAGAAAACTATTCCCTATATCGATCTGAATGGTGTTGAAAGAAAAGAGGATTTCTATTTTCACCTGTCAAAGCCGGAAATTGTAAAGATGCAGACAAGTGTTAAGGGCGGCTATGACGTGCAGCTCAAAAGCATTGGCGCCGGTGCCGATGGCGGCCAGATTATGGAGTTCTTTGAGGACCTTATTAAGAAGGCGTACGGTGTCAAGAGTGAGGATGGCCGTCGCTTTATGAAGTCCGAAGAGATTTCCAGATCCTTTATGGAATCCCCCGCTTACGAGGTTCTCTTCGAGGAACTGATTACAAATGACAAGGCAGCAGCAGACTTTGTGAATGCAGTGATGAATGTTGGTAATTCTGCAACGACTCCTGCAATCGCAGCAAACGCTCAGAGTTAAAGGAGATGTAAGAGATGCTCCGAATCACAATACCATCCACAGAATTCTGGGATGAAGTGAAGCAAGAGTTTGTTTACACAAAGGCTCAGACCTTGCAATTGGAGCATTCTCTTGTTTCTCTTTCAAAATGGGAATCGAGATGGAATAAACCGTTTCTGACAAAGCAGGAAAAAACTTTGGAAGAAACTATTGATTATGTAAAATGCATGACTCTTACGCAGAATGTAAATCCGGAAGTTTATAACTATCTGACAAACAGCAATATCAATGAGGTAAATAAGTATATCGCACTTCCTATGACTGCCACCCGGTTTTTCGAAGAGAAAAAAACACAGGGGAGCAGAGAGCAGATTACGGCGGAACTCATTTATTACTGGATGATAGCTTTGAACATTCCGTTTGAATGCCAGAAGTGGCATCTCAATAAATTGTTCACTCTGATAAGAGTATGCGATGTGAAAAGCAGGCCGCCGAAGAAGCATAGCCGCAGGGAAATTATGAAGCGGAATGCGGCATTGAACGCGGCTCGAAGAAAGAAATGGAACACGAAAGGGTGATTACTATGAGTAATAGCAGCTTGGTGAATTGTACGGTAAAAAGTCCAAACCACAGCGGAGCTAGGACACATTCGATTGACCGAATCACTCCGCATTGTGTAGTTGGACAGCTTTCGGCAGAATCTATTGGCGGCTGCTTTACCAGTCCCAGTAGAGAAGCGTCCTGTAATTATGGAATCGGGACTGACGGACGAGTTGTTCTGTGTGTAGACGAAGCAAACAGAAGCTGGTGTTCTTCCAGTAACGCAAATGACCAGCGGGCTGTGACAATTGAGTGCGCCAGTGATATGACCGATCCATATGCCATGACAAGTGCAGTATATGAGAAGCTGGTGGCTTTGTGTGTTGATATCTGCCAGAGAAATGGCAAGTCAAAACTAATCTGGTTTGGCGACAAAGATAAATCTCTGAATTACAGTCCGAAGTCGAACGAGATGATCCTCACGGTTCATCGATGGTTTGCTAATAAAGCCTGTCCTGGGGATTGGCTGTATTCCAGGCTGGGAGACCTTGCGAATCGAGTAACATCTCAGCTTGGCGGAAGTACGACGGACAGTACCTCCAAAACTTACAAAACAGGTCTGTATAAGGTTGATGTCGGCGATCTGAACATTCGAAAAGGCCCCGGGACAAATTATGGAACCAATGGAATGATTACTGACCGGGGTACTTATACGATTACCGAAATTCAGAACGGTTACTGGGGTAAGCTGAAATCCGGTGCCGGATGGATCAGTGTTCATGAGGCTTATTGTACCTATAAAGGTGCGGCTTCCGGCGAATCAGAAGAAAAACCTTCAAGTAATTTTCTGGTTCAGGTAGACATTCCCGATTTGTATATCCGCAAAGGTCCTGGAACGAATTACGGAAACAATGGTTTTTGTCCGAAAGGCGTATATACCATTGTCGAAGTTAAGAGCGGTGCCGGTTCCGATGCTGGATGGGGTAAGCTGAAATCCGGTGCCGGATGGATTTCCCTGGATTATGCAACTCGGATTTAAAGAGGACATATCATGATAAGTTTCAGACAAAAGGGTGACTTCTCCAAGTTGACCCGCTTTCTGGAAAGAGCAAAAGAAGCGGTTCATATTGGAGACCTGGATAAGTTTGGTAAAGAGGGAGTAGCCGCCCTTGCGTCTGCAACACCGGTAGATTCTGGGGAAACGGCGAATTCCTGGTATTACGAAATCGAGAATCGAAAAGGTTCAGTTACGATTTCATTCCATAATTCAAATGTTCAAAATGGAGTTCCAATTGCTGTTATTTTGCAGTACGGACATGGGACTCGAAACGGCGGCTGGGTACAGGGGCGAGATTATATCAATCCTGCTATCCGGCCTATTTTTGACAAAATCGCAAATAACGCATGGAAGGAGGTTACTAAGCTATGAGTACGACAATTGACGAAAGAGTCGTTGAAATGCGATTCGATAACAAGCAGTTTGAGCAGAATGTTCAGACCAGTATATCGACAATTGAAAAGCTCGAAAAAAGCTTAAATCTCAAAGGTGCCTCCAAAGGATTGGAAGATGTGAATGCCGCAGCAAAAAACTGCAACATGACTCCGCTTTCCAACGCAGTTGAGACGGTAAAGATGCGGTTCTCAGCGTTGGAAGTCATGGCAGTTACGGCTCTGGCAAACATCACAAATTCAGCGTTAAATGCTGGTAAAAATATTGTTTCTGCACTGACGATCGATCCGATTAAGACGGGATTTCAGGAGTACGAAACACAAATCAATGCGGTTCAGACTATTCTTGCCAATACGCAGAGTAAAGGGACAACGATTGATCAGGTAAATGCGGCTCTTGATGAGCTGAACAAATATGCCGACCAGACGATTTACAATTTTACGGAAATGACCCGTAATATTGGTACTTTCACAGCGGCCGGCGTTGATTTGGATAAATCAGTAACCTCGATCAAAGGTATTGCAAACTTAGCGGCTGCTTCAGGTTCTAACGCTTATCAGGCCAGTACCGCTATGTATCAGCTTTCGCAGGCGATTGCAGCAGGTAAGGTTAGTTTGCAGGACTGGAACTCCGTTGTGAATGCGGGAATGGGCGGTCAGCTATTCCAGGATGCTTTAAAGAGAACGGCCGAACACTTTGGCGTGAATATGGACGCCATGATTGAGAAGTACGGTTCATTCCGAGCATCTCTAACCGAAGGCGGATGGCTGACAACCGAGGTTCTGACCGAAACTTTGACGCAGTTGTCCGGGGCTTATTCGGAGGCGGACCTCATTGCACAGGGATATACCGAAGAACAGGCTAAAGAGATTACAGAACTGGCTCAAACAGCATTGGACGCAGCCACTAAGGTAAAGACATTCACGCAGTTATGGGACACTCTGAAAGAATCAGTTCAATCTGGCTGGACGCAAAGCTGGGAGATTATTATTGGTGACTTCGAAGAAGCAAAAGAACTTTTAACCGAGGTCAGCAATTCTCTTGGCAACATGGTAAATGCTTCTGCCGAAGCAAGAAACAAGATGTTGCAGGACTGGAAAGACCTTGGCGGTCGAACCGCCTTGATCGAATCGGTAAGAAACGCCTTTGAAGGTTTGGCAGGAGTAATAAAGCCTATCCGAGAGGCGTTTAAGGAAGTCTTTCCACCGATGACAGGAGAGCAACTTTACAATCTCACCGTCGGATTGCAGGAACTCACAGAAAAATTCAAAATAGGTGAAGAAACGGCGAATAACCTGAAGAGAACATTCAAAGGGGTATTCGCTTTATTTGATATCGGGCTTCAGGGTGTCAAAGCACTGGTTGGTGGATTTGCCGATTTGATCGGATATGTGGCTCCGGCCGGAGATGGGATTCTTGGGTTTACAGCCAGTATTGGAGATTTCATTGTTGGTATCGATGAAGCCATTAAATCTTCCGATGCCTTTAATAAAGCTATCGAAGGAATCGGGAATTTCCTGAAACCAATTGCAGATGGAGTAAAGACTTTTGTAAAAACAGTTGTTGATGCTTTCGGCGAGTTTGCGAATGTTGATACCAGCGGTCTTGATAATTTTGCGGATAAGGTACAGACCCGATTTGAACCGTTTGTAAAATTGGGAGAACTGGTAAAGAAGGCGTTCGAGGGCATTATTGGGATTGTCGAGAAGGCGGCTCCAGTTCTATCGAAGCTCGGTTCCATTGTCGCAAATGCGTTTGGGAACCTTGGGGAAGCAATTCTCACAGCATTTGATACCGCGAGTTTTGACCCGATTTTAGACTTAATCAATACCGGATTGTTTTCTGCAATTCTGATTGGAGTGAAGAAGTTCATCGATTCTCTATCAGAAATCACGGAAAACGGTGGTGGAATTCTTGGTTCGTTCAAAGATATTTTGGATGGAGTTAAGGGGAGTCTTGAAGCATGGCAGTCAAATCTGAAAGCTGGAACTCTTCTGAAAATTGCCGGCGCTATGGCAATCCTGACCGCAGCGATTGTTGCATTGTCTTTAGTTGATTCCGAGAAGCTAAATGCGTCTTTGGGAGCTTTGAGTGTTCTGTTCGTTGAACTGCTTGGTTCAATGGCCATCTTTGAAAAGATCATGAACGGGGCAGCAATCAAAGGAATGGGACAGTTGACCATTGCGATGATTGGAATGTCCACCGCCGTTCTTATTCTTGCGGGAGCAGTTCAGAAATTATCCGGTCTGGATTGGGATGAGCTTCTTAAAGGATTGGTCGGTGTTGCCGGGTTATCTGCTATTCTGGTAGCGTCCGCAACAGCGCTTTCCAAAACATCGAAGGGGCTGATAAAAGGTTCTGCCGGTTTGGTAGTATTTGCAGCAGCGATCCGAGTTCTTGTAGGAGCAGTTGAAGATTTGGGCGAATTGGATGCGGGATCTTTGGCTAAAGGTCTAATCGGAGTCGGCGTTCTTTGCACAGAACTGGCATTGTTCCTGAGGGCTACAGATTTGGATGGAATGGGTGTTCTGAAAGGAACAGGTTTGGTCCTTCTTGCAGCGTCCATCAACATTCTGGCGGATGCAGTTGGAGCGTTTGGAAATCTGGACGTTTCAAAACTGATTCAAGGACTATCTGCGGTTGCAGTGGTTCTTACTGAACTGGCAGTATTTACCAAAGTGACAGCTAATGCGAAACATGTAGTTTCCACCGCTACGGCAATGACAATTCTTGGCGCCGCCATGCTTGTGTTTGGGGAAGCTGTAGAAAAGATGGGAAACTTGTCTTGGGGGGAGATTGGACTGGGTCTTACCACAATGGCTGGTTCTCTGGCGGCTGTGACAGTTGCAATGAATCTTCTTCCGAATGGAATGATATCGAAAGCGACTGGAATGGTAGAGGTCGGTGCGGCATTACTCATTATTGGCGAAGCAGTTCGAAATATGGGCGGAATGTCCTGGGATGAAATTGCCAGAGGATTAGTAACCCTTGCAGGTTCCATGACCATTCTTGTTGTGGCGCTTAATGCGATGAAGACTGCACTTCCGGGTGCGGCAGCAGTTCTTACGGTGTCCGCTGCGTTAGCGATATTTACCCCAGTTCTAAAGTCGTTGGGAAATATGTCCTGGGAGAGCATTGCTAAAGGATTGGTGGCACTGGCTGGTTCTTTCACTGTTCTCGGCGTTGCAGGAGTTGCATTAGGACCATTGACCCCAGCTATTTTAGGACTTTCGGCCGCCATTGCTGTATTGGGAGTGGGATGTCTGGCCGCAGGTGCAGGTATTCTTGCATTTTCTACTGGACTTTCTGCTTTGGCAGTATCTGGAGCAGCAGGAGCAGCGTCTCTCGTGGTGGCAGTATCCAGCATTCTTAGTCTGATTCCGCTCCTGTTCGAATCAATCGGAGAAGGAATCCTTTCTCTAGCAGGAGTAATCGCAAATGGTGGACCAGCTATTGCCGAGGCATTTACAGTATTGGTGCTCGCCGCAGTCGAGGCTCTAGTTACGGCTGTGCCAGCGGTCGTGGATGGGCTATTTGTCTTGATTGACAGTGTCCTTTCGGCTCTGGTCGAACATACGCCGACTATCGTGGAGCAGCTATTTGATATTCTGATTGGAATTATTCAGGCTATCACGACGAAACTGCCGGAATTGATTAAGGCCGGAGTAGAGTTACTGATGGCTTTCTTTGACGGGGTAATCGACGCCTTGAGTGGCATTGATGTGAATGTACTCATCAAAGGAATCGCCGGAATTGGTTTGCTTTCAGCGATTATGCTTGCTCTCAGTGCTGTTGCCTCCTTGGTGCCTGGAGCTATGCTTGGCGTTCTTGGAATGGGTGCAGTCATCGCGGAATTGGCATTGGTTCTGGCGGCTGTTGGAGCTCTGGCTCAGATTCCTGGGTTGGAATGGCTTATCGGCGAGGGCGGAAATCTTCTTCAGGGAATCGGTACTGCGATTGGCAAATTTGTCGGTGGCATTGTTGGCGGTTTCATGTCTGGAGTCTCCAGTCAGTTCCCTCAAATTGGCGCAGACCTTTCTGCATTTATGACGAATGTGCAGCCATTTATCGAAGGAGCCACACAGCTTAATCCTTCCATGCTGGATGGTGTGAAAGCGTTGGCGGAAACGATCCTTATTCTAACCGCTGCTGATATTCTGAACGGATTGACTTCCTGGCTTACTGGCGGATCTTCTCTGAGCGACTTTGCTACCCAACTTGTTCCCTTCGGTGAAGCTATGCGTGATTTTTCCATCGCCATTGCTGGTATGGATGGGGAATTAGTAGCAAATGCGGCCACCGCCGGAAGGACGCTTGCGGAGATGGCGGCAACTCTTCCTAATTCTGGAGGGGTTATCGGATTCTTTACAGGCGAAAATGATATGAGTGCTTTCGGCGCCCAGCTTATTCCATTTGGCGAAGCGATGATGGGGTTTGCAAATGCCGTAAGAGGACTGGATGCTGACACCGTAACGAATGCTGCTACCGCAGGAAAGGCTATGGCTGAAATGGCGACCACAATTCCGAATTCCGGAGGCGTGGTAGGATTCTTTGCTGGTGAAAATGATATGGATGCCTTTGGCGAGCAGCTTGTGCCGTTTGGTGAAGCAATGATGCTATTCTCTCAGGCTGTAAAAGGTCTGGATGCGAATGTGATCGTGGAATCTGCTACAGCGGGAAAAGCCTTGATCGAATTGGCAAATACGGTTCCAAACAGTGGAGGTGTCGTTGGCTTCTTTACTGGAGAGAACGACATGGATACGTTCGGGGAAAAGCTGGTGCCGTTCGGTAAAGCGATGAAATCCTATTCTGACGCAATTGCAGGCATTGATGTGGAGGCTGTTACGAATTCTGCAACGGCTGGCAAAGCAGTGGTTGAACTGGCAAATACATTACCGAATACGGGTGGATTGGTAAGCTGGTTTACCGGAGACAACGATATTGCAGCCTTTGGTACGAGCCTGGTTTCCTTTGGTAAGAGCTTCGCACAATACTCCGACTATATGAAGGATGTGGATGCGAATATCGTTACTACCACGACCAATGCTGCGACATCGATTGTTGAGCTTCAGAAAAGTCTTCCCAAAGAAGGTGGATGGTTCTCTGATGATATGACACTTGCCAGCTTCGGCAGCGATATGGCTTCGTTCGGAGCTCATTTCAGCAATTATTACAACAGCATCAGCGGTATTGATACGACATTGCTGTCCGGAGTAATTACCCAGACAAATCGGCTTGTAAGTATGGCAAATGGGATGGTTGGTCTGGATACAAGCGGTATGACTTCTTTCAGTTCCGCATTGACAACACTTGGTGAAACTGGTGTGACCGGATTTATCAATGCGTTCAATAATGCAGAATCGAAAGTAACGGCTGCGGCTTCGAGTATGTTGTCATCCTTCATCAATGGAGCAAATGCAAAGAAATCCGAACTGACAACAACGTTCACCACGCTGGTTCAGGCTGTATTGACAGCTATCAATGGAAAACAGGGCGAGTTCCAGACCAGTGGTTCCACACTTATGGT